AGAATTAACCAAACAGCATATGCAAGAGGTTAACGAAAACATTGCTAAAACCATTAAAGAAAAACAAAAATTAATAAACGAAACTGAGAATAAAGTAAAAGATCTTAACAAGAAATATTCTGATTTAGAAACTCAAATTGAAACTCTATGTTCTAAGACGGAAGATGAAGAAACTGTTTCTAAAAAGATCAACAAAATCTCTAAACTAAGGCATCAGATTGAAGCTAAAGTTTCGTTGTTGAATAGCGATCTAGACTTTTTCAAAAACCATGAAAATTGCCCTACTTGTAAACAGCATATCGCTGAAGACTTTAGGTTAAAAACTATAGAAGAAAAGAATATCCAAAAGAAAGAGATCGAAGATGGTCTTAATCTGTTGCTAGTGGAATATGAGACAACTAATAATAGATTAAATCAAATTATGGAATTAATTAACGAAATTCGGTCATTAGAAATGAAGAAAATTGAATGTAAAACTACTATCAATTCTCTAACAAAATATTCTCGATCTTTAGAGGAAGAAATTGATAGCTTACAAAAACCAATTAAAACTGTATCCGAGGATAAGGTTGCAGATTTTCAATTAGAAATTAAACAGATTGAAGGCGAATATAATAAACTAATCGAGGAAAGAAACCTATTGACTGCTGCTGGGATATTGTTAAAGGACGGCGGTATTAAGTCTAAAATCGTCAAACAATATATACCTGTTATTAACAAACTTATTAATAAGTATCTTTCTGCTATGGATTTCTTTGTTTCTTTTGAACTTGACGAGCAGTTTAACGAGACTATAAAGTCCAGATACAGAGACGACTTTACATATGCTTCTTTCTCGGAAGGCGAAAAACAAAAGATCGATCTAGCGTTATTGTTTACTTGGAGAGCAGTAGCTAAATTGCGTAATTCGATTAATACAAATCTTCTTATAATGGATGAAGTATTTGACTCTTCTTTGGATATGAATGCTGTAGACTATCTAATGAATATTATCCGAGATATATCAAAAGATAGTAACATTATAATCATATCACATAAAGAACATCTCAACGAGAAGTTCAATAACGTCTTGAAATTCGTTAAGAATAAAAATTTCTCTCAGATCCAAGAATAATATTGCTTTATTTACAATTGAGGTTATAATATGAATCTAGATGATAGATATTTACTCGAGAAATGCGAAGACTTTGATTTCAAAGATCCTCCGTTTGATCCCGTGCAGTTTGCTCAGACATTAGTAAAATATATGCACGAGAAAAACGGATTAGGATTGGCTGCTAATCAGGTCGGAGTTCCATATCGCATATTCGCTATGCGTGGTTCTCCTGAAAATTTCGTTTGCTATAATCCTAAGATAGTTCAGATAAGCGATCAAACAGTAACTCTAGAGGAAGGTTGTCTTTCTTATCCTAATCTTTATGTTAAAATTAAAAGACCATCGATGATAAGAGTTAGATTCACCACTCCTAATGGAGATACAATCACGAAACAATTTATTGGAATGACTGCTAGATGTTTTCAGCACGAGTATGATCATTTAGAAGGTAAAAGGTTTTATGACCAAGCTAATAAATTTCACAGAGATCAAGCCATAAGGAAGTGGAAGAAAAATGGGTAAATGGTTCGATATAGCAGGATTGAACGAAAGATATTTTCATTTCGACAATCTAGTAGAGTTAATGCACAAGATTGAAGATTTAGCATTATTTGCTATTTTGTGCTTTTTAGTTTATATTTGGGTTAAGTTGTTTCTCTATTGGGATAATTAATGAACATCTTTTATATTTCTGATAATCCTGTTCAAGCTGCCGAGTGGATGGTAGATCGTCATGTCGTTAAGATGATCCTAGAATCTGCTCAGCTTCTTTCTACTGCACATCGTATTCTTGATGGTAGAGAGATTCAGTTAGAAGTTCAGGTTGAACAGGAAGACGGGAACGTTAAGACTCGTAAGAAGAAGTGGTGGTTACTAAATGATGCTCGCGAGCACATTATCTATTCAGCTACGCACATCAATCATCCTTCTGCTATCTGGGCTCGCACGAGCGTAGAGAATTACAATTGGCTCGTAGATCATTTCTTTGCATTGATGGAAGAATACACTTATCGTTACGATAAGACTCATAAGTGCTATGGTGAAATCTCTGCGACTCTGTGCTCTCCTCCCAAAAACTTAACTGAATATGATATGACAACCATGCCATCTTGTATGGATCCTAAGTATATTGTATCTTCGGATCCGATAGAGAATTATCGTAATTATTACAAGGTGGGTAAAACTCATCTTCATACTTGGAAAAACCGTAACCCGCCGGAGTGGATGAATGACTAATTTTTATAAAGATGTAAAAGAGTTTCAAACAGCAGTAGGTCAGAACGTAGGACAGGCTCCAGCTTTTCCTGATAACTCTGAACGTGCTTTACGAATGAGACTTCTAGAAGAAGAGTTTGACGAATACAACGAAGGCGAGTATAATAACGACTTGGAAAACATCGCTAAAGAGCTTGCTGATATTATTTACATTGTATGTGGCACTGCTGTTTCGTATGGTATTCCTCTTGATAAAGTATTCGATGAGGTTCATCGATCAAACATGGCAAAGTTAGTTGATGGTAAACCAATTCGTCGTGATGATGGTAAGATTTTAAAGCCAGAGGGTTGGACGGCTCCTGACATTAAAAAGATTCTTTATGGAGTAAGTGATGGTTAAACGTATTGTTGCAAGAGAAAAACATGATTCTGAACATCTTCTAGGAACATTTCTAGACGAAAGTCATTATGATGTTTTAATCACAAAAGATACAGATTGTTTCATGCCGCCGAACTGCGATGTCATTACCAAGGCAGATTGCGGTATGAATGATTGTGATACTTGCGAAAAGGGTAATGACGAACTACGTATTGCTTTTAAGTTTCGTAAGAATTATTTCTCCAAGCAAGAATGTCATGAAGCATATCTTGGTCTAAGGGGTGCAGCTACTGAATCGCAGAACCGTGGTCTAGCTGCTGGGCCTCGTGGAGAAATGCTTGCATGCGAAGGTCGTGGCGGTCGTGATTGGGTTACTCCTTATCAGGCTGAGATGCTAGACTTTCTTCAGTTAGATGCTGCTAACTTAGAATCTTATTTTGACGAAGAAACTTCAGTAGAAAGCATTCGTGCTAAGTATAACGATCCTAAATATAAGCCAGTAGACGAAACTCGTGGCACTGTTTGGCTTCGTTCTGAGGTCGAAAAGGTTTATCCTGAGTATCATGGTTGGTTCGATAAGTGGGTCGATGGCCTTAGTAATAAACCAAAGGAGATGGTTCGTGAAGAAGCAAGAATGGTTGCAGAAAAGTGGGCTTCGACCACAAATTATGCCAAGTCCGTGTTCTCAGGTGTGGCTGGCTGGTACGATCGTTACCCTCGCATTCCTTATGGGCGTCCAACTTCATATACTGAGAAATACCCAGAGCTATTTGAGCAAGCATATCCATTCCTCCAAACCCTAAACAAGGGTTTTCGCGAACTCCTTCCTTGGCGTTGGAAGAATCAGCGTGCTGCTGCAGATAAGCTTGATCCACGCTTCCTAGTTCCAGGAACAGTGTTTACTACAATCACTGTTAATAAAACATTCAGAACTGCAGCGCACAGAGATGCTGGTGATCTTGAATCAGGATTATCAAACCTTCTTGTTCTAGGCTCAGGAGATTATACTGGTGGTTATCTTATTTTCCCTGAGTATAGGATTGCTGTTGATGTTCGTCCTGGCGATCTCCTTCTTGTTAATAATCATGAAATTATTCATGGAAATACACCTATTGTACTTAACAATCCTGATGATCCTGCTTGCGAGAGAATCTCCGTAGTTTGTTATTTCCGAGAGAAGATGCTTGAGCTAAAGGGTTATGACTACGAAGCATTGCGTAAGCAATATGTTGAAGAACGTCGCATGAATAAGGATCATCGTTTACATCGTCCGTTGTGGAATGGAGTTTCACCAGGAATGTGGGAAGAAAAAGAATGGTATGATTATCTCCATGAACATGGTATGATTGATCCTTATGGTAAGGATGAAGTTGCAAGCCTAGAAGGATTTTTCTAATGGATTATCAAATTGCTATTCCTTCGTATAAGCGCCCAGAAACTATTAAGAAAAAGACTCTAAAAGTTTTAGAGAGTTATAATATCGATCCGTCACGAATTACAATCTTTGTAGCGGATGAAGAAGAACTTGCCGCTTATAAGAAGTCTTTAGGAGGAACTCCTTATCAGAAGTTAGTGGTCGGTGTTCATACCATTGGAGCGCAACGTAACTTTATTGAAAAGTATTATCCTGAAGGCACTAAGTTGGTGATGTTTGATGATGATGTTGAAGAAGTTCAGAAGAAAATCTCCGAGCAGAAACTTGGTAGGCTCGAAGACCTTGAGAAAGACTTCATCATCAAGGGGTTTGAAGAATGCGAAAAGGTTGGTGCGAAAACGTTTGGCATCTATGCTGCCTCAAATGCATACTTTATGAAGGATAGAGTTTACACTAAGCTCTGTTATGTTATTGCTTCAATGTTTGGTGTGATTGTAGATCATGATCCATTTCTTGAACGTGTGACAAATCATGGTGAAGATTACGAATATTCTATTCGCCAGTATGTAAAGAATGATGCAGTTGTTCGATTTGATTATCTCACAGTTAAATCTAATTATTACAAAGAAGATGGCGGATTACAGACAATTCGTACCAAAGAATATGTTTATGAATCTATTAAAAAGATTGCAGACATGTTTCCTGATTTATGCACGATGTATATTCGTGAGACAACTGGTAACGCTGAACTTCGATTGAAGGATATGCGTGTTAAAGGCAATACACTGGAGAGTTTTTTCTGATGACAAAATTATGCGACGATAATTGGATTTCATTAAAGGATGCTATTAAACAACAGCAATATGGTTTGGCGCCAACTAAATACAAATATAAGGAAGACCAGATTATTGCTGACTTCCATGCCTATATCGATAAAACATATGGGCAGCATTATATGACTGAAGAGCAGAATATAGAATGTTTTGATGTGTGGCTCGCCCTTGGTGAATCTATGCCTACCTTCCGAAACACAGCTATTAAGTATCTTTGGCGCTATGGAAAAAAGCATGGCAGCAATAAAGATGACTTGCTAAAAGTTCTGCATTACGTTATAATGATGTTATATGTGGACCACTATAAGGAAGTAAATGAAGACTATCGAAGAACATAATCGCGAGAAGTATGAACACTACGCTTTAAAAGAAGTAGGAACTGGTGTTCAATGTCCGCATTGTGGCGATGAAATGTTTGAATCAGAACCAGAAGTTGTTTTGTTAACCTTTCCTCCACGAAAAAAAGTTCATTGCAAAAGTTGTAAATATAAAACAACATTGATTAAGTAAGAAAGGTGATTTGAATGGAAATTAAGATTCCTATTGAAAAGTTGAGAGAGCGTGGTTTGTTTGTTGCCACGCCAATGTATGGCGGCCAGTGTGCTGGTATGTTTGCTAAGTCTTGTGCAGACTTATCTGCTCTTTGTACTCAGTATGGTATTCCTCTACAATATTATTATCTTTTTAACGAGTCGCTAATTACTCGTGCTCGTAATTATTGTTGTGATGAATTTATGCGTTCTCAGTCGCAACATCTAATGTTTATTGATGCTGACATTGGATTTAATCCACAAGATGTTATCGCTCTTATGGCTCTACAAGCTCAAGAAGAGGAAAAGTTTGACATTATTGGCGGACCATATCCTAAGAAGTGTATCTCATGGGAAAAGATTAAGCACGCTGTAGATAAGGGTGTTGCTGATGATGACCCAGGCGTTCTAGAAAAGTTTGTTGGCGATTATGTATTCAACCCAAAGGGTAATCAAACTTCAATCCCACTAAGCGAACCAGTTGAAGTCCTAGAAATCGGAACTGGATTTATGATGGTTTCTAAGAAAGCCATGCAGAAATTTTACGACCATTACAAGGATCAGTATTCTTATAAGCCAGACCATGTTCGTACGGAACATTTTGATGGTACTCGAGAAATTCTACAGTTTTTCCAGGCTGAAATTGATCCAAAGTCAAAGCGTTATCTATCAGAAGATTATTGGTTCTGTCAGAAGGCTCAGGATATTGGACTACGTACATGGTTCTGCCCATGGATGAAGATGCAGCATGTTGGAACTTATATCTTTGGTGGTTCTCTTGCTGATCTAGCTAGTATCGGCGCTTCAGCTACAGCTGATCCAGGCGCTCTTAAATCTAAGAAAATGATGAAGTCTAACATTAAGTGATAGGAGAAGGTATATTATGAAAATTGATACAGATACAGTTAACGTTCTAAAGAATTTTGCTAAGATTAATCCATCCATTGTCATTCAGGAAGGCAACGTTCTAAAGACGATTTCACCGACTAAGACAATCATGGCCAAGGCAAAGGTTAAGACTGACTTTGATAAGCGATTTGCAATTTATAATCTCGATCGTTTCATTTCGATCGTTAGCACTTTCACTGATCCAGATTTTAAGTTTGGAGATAGGTCTGTTGATATTTGCGACAATAATCGTAAGACTCATTATGTTTATGCTGACGAGAATTCGGTAACCAAGGCACCAGATAGGGAGATTAATCTTCCATCTATCGACGTTACCTTTAGACTCACTAACGAGAACCTAAAGGATGTCGAGAAGGCTGCTGGCATTCTTGCTCTTCCTGAGATTGTTGTCATGGGTGATGGTAGTAACCTATTCCTACAGGCAGCTGATTCAAAGAACCCAAGCGGTGACGTTTATTCGATCCAGATTGGAGAAACTGATAAGGCTTTTAAGGCAATCTTTAAGGCAGAGAATATCAAGATTATTCCTGGCGATTACGATGTCAGTATTTCAGCAAAGGGTATTTCTCACTTTGTCCGAGATGAAGTTGAATACTACATTGCTGTTGAACAGACGTCAACTTTCTAATAGTTGGGGACTACGGTCCCCTTCTTTTTGATGTGAGGTTTATATTATGAGAAAGATACCAGATCCGATAGTTATTCAAACAGTGTTTGGTCCAGAAGTTGCAACTAAGAAATGCAATGCATGTAAAGATGTAAAATACATTCATGAATTTTATTGCGAAACTCCTTCTAAGTTGAATAAACTTAAAAGATATGGAGAGCAGGTAAGAAATCAATGTATTGACTGTTGGGCAAAATACCAAGGTCGTGTTTGGTCGCTACAATATGATGAGGTGAAATAATGAATGAAGAATTTCTCTGGGTTGAAAAGTATCGTCCAAAGGCAATTGAAGATACTATCCTTCCTTGTGATCTGAAGGCAACCTTTCAACAGTTTGTTGATCAAAAGAATATTCCTAATCTAATTCTAGCAGGCTCGGCAGGCGTTGGTAAGACAACTGTTGCACGTGCTATGCTTGAGCAGTTAGGTTGTGATTATATCGTAATTAATGGATCTATGAATGGCAATATCGACACACTTCGTAACGAAATACTCAACTTTGCGTCATCCGTTTCATTATCAGGTGGCAGGAAATATGTCATCCTTGACGAAGCGGATTATCTTAATGCCAATTCTACTCAACCCGCACTTCGTAATTTTATGGAAGAATTTTCCAGGAATTGCGGTTTCATCCTCACTTGCAACTTCAAGAATCGAATCATCGATCCTCTGCACTCCAGATGTTCTGTAATTGATTTCAAGATTCCTAAGAAGTCCATGGCCAAGTTGGCTGGTCAGTTCTTCAAGCGTGTTCAGACCATCCTCGAGTCAGAAGGTGTGGAATACGACAAGGCAGTAGTTGCTGAGGTAATTAACAAGCACTTCCCAGATTGGCGTCGTGTTCTAAATGAACTACAGCGTTATTCAGCAACAGGTAAGATTGATTCTGGTATTCTAGCAAATATGACAGAATCATCAATCAAGGAATTGGTTGGGTTTCTTAAGAGTCAGAATTACACAGAGATCCGTAAGTGGGTTAAGAATAACCTAGACACTGATGTTAATTATCTGTATAATCAGTTCTATGATATTTCTTCTGATATTTGTACCAAGCAATCAGCACCAGCACTAGTTCTGAGCCTTTCAAAGTATCAGTATCAGAATGCATTTGCTGCTAATCCAGAGATCAACTTTATGGCTTTTCTGATTGAGATTATGATTGAATGTGAGTTCGTTTGATGACTAAGTTTCTAGACGTTACGTTACAGGAGAGAAAAGAACCTAAACAAGAAATTAAATTGGAGAAACCCAGATATGACTGGCGGTATGAAAATTCTATTACCTCTGGGAAAGAAATCGAGATTGACACTGATTATAGTCAATGGAGAACTAATAGTGTCCTATCAAATTATAGAGAAACCATCCTTTATGCCAACGAAATGAATTGTCATTATGGCGTAACAGATCAAATGCATTATGATTATCTTTATAATTCCATTCGTAAGAAAAGAATGAAGGGTGTTAAAGAAACAGATAAAGAAAAGAAAGATCGTAAGCAAAAGGAAGAGCTCCAATCTCTAGTTTCCGACTATTATAAATATAATATTGTGCGCACTAAAGAAGCTTTAAAAATACTTACTGCGGAACAATTGAATTTTATAAAGAATAAAAATAATAAAGGTGGAGTCAAATGAATGAACTTTTAGATTCTCTAATTGAGGTGAAGATCGCCGAAGAAGAAGATTTTCTCAAAATCAAAGAAACCCTAACACGTATCGGTGTGGCTTCTCGTAAAGAGAAGAAGCTCTATCAGTCCTGTCATATATTCCATAAGCAGGGTAAATATTACATTGTTCATTTTAAAGAGATGTTTAGTATAGATGGTAAGCCATCTAATTTCTCTGATGAAGATAAGGGACGACGTAATAAAATCATTCAGTTACTCCAAGAATGGGGTCTGTTAAAGGTAGTAGAACCAGAACGTATTACTGAGCCACTAGCTTCCATGAGTCAGATTAAGATTATTAATCACAAAGAAAAGCATGAATGGAATCTAGAAGCTAAATATAACATGGGTCGTAAGAAGAAGTAACTGAAGGAATATATTATGTGGCCATTTAAAATTGTAAAAAAGAATAATACTCCTGCCGAAGAAAGACTTGAACAGATTAAGGATATACTTTTTCCGCCAAGTAAGCTAAATGAAGAATTAGATAAAGACGGTAGTATTTTCAAATGGCAAGTAGATTATTCTGCCGATATGAATCTAGATGCTGCGTTGACGGACCTAGAAGAAGGTATTAACGATCCTGCAGTTCATAATACTATAAGAGATATTTCAAAAAGACTTTCTAGTATTAGAGAATTATTAGATGCTTACATGGAGTTACATCCAGAAGCCAAGTATATAATGGTCGAAAGCAGTAAGGATGATGTAGATGTCGGAAACCTCTGAGAAATTAGAAGAAATTCCTGCTATTCTAGAGAGAATTATAGACTCTAGATTTAAATATTTACATGAATTGCGATTCGAAAATCATAGACTCGCGAGACATATACTCGAAAACGAATATAATCCTGAAGTAGAAAAAATAAAAAAGATCCTAGAAAATATCGCTTGACATTTTTCCGGATCTAGGGTAATATAAGCATACGATAGGGAGAACTCTATGTCTATGCATATTTTACCCGCCTTCTATACGACTACGAACACTCGTAAACGTAAGAAGAAGCCAGCAGCCAAGACTAAGCTCGTGTCAGATCACGATCGTTGGCTGATGAAGAACGGAGTCCATCCGGATCAAATCCGTTCGAAAAAAGATAAAAAAGTACTTGACAAAATGTGGCGTTCGGGTTATAATGATTCTATGATGGTTGATCGATCTACTCGCCACTACGACGACAAAGAGTTGGTCGCTGGTGATTGTTCTAAGCGAGATATTATGACCAATCTTCATAAAGAACCAGAGCATGTGCAGGAGGAAATCCTCCGTAAAGCTTCTCTGGTTATGCCCCTCTATAACAAGGGCGGTTTACAGTATGCCGGTCCCAACGTTGATTTGACGACTGTAGGGACTAAATCTCGAAGAGGATAATATGGCTCAGATTAAGCTAAGTGATGCGTTTATGAATGTTTCTGACAGTGTTACTGTCAATCGATACGAGAATGGTTGGATGGTCGAGGTCTCTGGCAACGATCATAGCGACAGTTGGCAGAATAAAAAGTTTATCTTCTCTGACCTAAAAAATGTCTTGACTTTTCTCGAAGAATATAGTAAGATTACTCTAAGCTAAGAAAAGGGGTTACGGATATGGACATGATCGAAATTCAGCTTCAGGATCAGACGGGCAACTGGCGTACGTATTCGTATACTCAAAATATTCCTCTCTTGTATCGGGATGGAATGCGCCAGCTGCAGTGGCAGTTTCCGGATGCTCGGATCCGTGCAGTTGACTCTAATGGTCGTGTTGTAGATATCTTTTAATGGAGAATATATAATGGTTCAGAATGCTACTAAGGTTGATAAGGTGTTCGAGGCTCTTGTTGCTCGTGGCGAGCAGCTAACAGCTCAGCAGATTAAGGCTCGTTATGGTGTCGCTAATCCGCATGATGCTGTTTACCAGATTCGTCAGATGGGTTATGCTATCTATCTAAACGAGAGCAAGAATGCCAAGGGTGAGACTGTTGCTAAGTATCGTGCTGGTACTCCAAACCGCAAGCTAATTGCTGCTGGTTATCGAGCTCTGGCCGCTGGCCTTTAATACAACGCTGCTGTAGCTCAGTTGGTAGAGCAACTGATTAGTAATCAGTGGGTCGGGAGTTCGATTCTCTCTAGCAGCACCAGAATTCCACGGCAGACTTTGAATCTGTTTGTGGATTTGCAGAGAGCAAATAGCCGATGTGCATTCGATATGTTTCCGTAGAATGCATCCCGTCAAGGGTTGATAGGAGAGGGAAACACTGACTGCGAATAAGTGTATATCGGCCATTCCGGGTGTACATTTAGTTTAACAGGAATGGTGTAGTCTCATGTTGTCCGTCGGCATGGGATAAGATTAAATTGGGTTGGAGATAATCCCCTGATAGGGCGGACCAATTTCGCTGGTAGGTCGGCAGGATGTCGAAACGCTCTCATAAGGCGTCTAAGGTTGGTTTGATCCCAACTACCAGCACCAATGTTACTGCGTCAACGGATTAGACTACGGTTCGAAACGTTGACAGTAATGTGTTGTAAAGTTAGCAAAGGTGACCGGAGAGACCGTAAAAAGGTCTCGTATGGGATCCAGGTTCCGGTTGCAAAGTCCGGTCATTATGCTAATCCGTTGACGCAGTAACATTATGGACCGATAGCTCAGTTGGTAGAGCAGCCGACTCTTAATCGGCTTGTCGTGGGTTCGATCCCCTCTCGGTCTACCATATTGATACACAACAACGGGACGCCGACCTCAAGGAAGCGGGTATGGAGATAGCTACCAGATACGTGGAGAGGCGTTGTGTATCAAGTTTTATATGGACCCATAGCTCAATAGGTAGAGTACTGGACTTTTAATCCATGTGATCTCAGTTCAAATCTGAGTGGGTCTACCAAAATTTATAAATTTATAAATAAGCAAAAGGCGTCAGTTTATGAGGTATTAGATGCATTGCTTAAATTGTGGTAAAGAAATAAAAGTTGGAAAATATTGCAATAATAAATGTCAAGGCGAACTCAGAACCAAAAAACTATTACAAGAATGGTTTGATGGAAACGATGAAGGTTATAAAGCAGGATTGAGGATTAAATCGCATATAAGAAACTATATGTTAGAGAAATCTAATTATAGTTGTTCAGAATGTGGTTGGGATAAAATCAATCCAATTACAGGTAAAACGCCATTAGAAATCGATCATATAGATGGTGATTGTAAAAATTGTAAAGAAGATAACCTTAAAGTTCTTTGTCCAAACTGTCATTCATTGACGCCTACTTGGAAAGCTTTGAATAAAGGCAAAGGAAACAAAGAAAGACATAAGTACTCTAAACTAATATAGGTGAGTGTCATGAAGCGCAAGTATACATTTATGGAAATGGTTGATCTTTCGTATTCTGAACATTATCGTGAGTATCTTCGCCATCTTTGGTGGCCTCATGGATATCGTCATAATAAAGAAGTTCAAGAAAAGATTCTAAACAACTTGGTTAGGGATCTTTTTGGATTTGATGAATACCTTGATCAGTATTTCTTGAGTCTTGCAGTATAAATAAAGTTTTTGGGGGATTAGCTCAGTTGGGAGAGCGTCTGATTTGCATTCAGAAGGCCATCGGTTCGATCCCGGTATCCTCCACCAAGTTTCGGGTGCATACGTAGCCACATACCTGTCAGCACGTAGCGACAGGAGCGCATTTGTGGTGCAAGTATATACGGCTAGCCACGGCGCTGCACAAATGTGGAGAAGAGACGAATGTGTGTCCTCGTCTGCCCGAAAATTAACATTGGGGATGTAGCTCAATTGGGAGAGCGCAGCACTGTCACTGCTGAGGTAGCGAGATCGAAACTCGTCATTCCCGCCATTTTTGAATATGGGCGTCTATGGGGGTTCGACTCCCCAGCGGGCTTGCGACATAGATGAAAAAACAATGTTAGTTGCAACTGGCATTGCCCATTTATTTTATGGTCTATAGAAAGATACATTCAGACATTTCCAATGCCGCTACTAAGAGAGTTGGAAACTGTTAGTAGGTCAGCATTCTGAGTGTATCTTTCTATGGTCCCATATCAGACTCGTTCCCAACCGTATTTTTTATACGCAGGAACTTGATTTCTTTTTATTGTTTTAAATTTACCATTTTTAGTTATTTGAACTTGACTATAAGTAGGATTTGGGTTTTTGGTTCTTGTTTTAGCTGCAGCTAAACCGCCTTTTCTTCCTCTTTCTACTCTTTCTTCTTTGGAAATTTTGTTAAATGTTTGTCTGTCTCTATATTTTTTACATTGCCATAACAGTTTCATCGAATCAGATATAGATTTTCTTCTTCTATCCTCTGATACAGAGTCTTTTAAACATACTCTTGGTGATGATATTGCCTGGTTATAGAATTTAGGGTTAGAAACTGCTTTAACTCTTTGAAGAAACTTTGTTTCGTGGTTACGAGCTTCTTCGTATGTATTAAATTTTCTTCTAATTTTAAATAAAAAGTTTTCAACACCTTCAGACTCAATAAGTCTTTGGATTATTTTTGATGAAGAAAAGTATTGAACGCCAATATCATTTATAGAAGATTTTCTGACACCGTAATAAATAATACCAGTAGTGATATGGACTATAGTGTAAGTGTACGCTTTCATATTTTGCCTCGTTTGTATCTGCTGCTATTATTTATAAGTTTTATGATCTTGGGCGTGACGCTGGGTAGCGGGGAGGCTCTTATAAAGCCTTTAGCATCAGATGGGTGTTCTTCAGTGGGTTCGAGTCCCACCATGCCTACCAATTATGGAGAGTTGGCCGAGTGGTCGAAGGCGGCTCACTGCTAACGAGTTGAACCCTAACACGGTTCCGAGAGTTCGAATCTCTCACTCTCCGCCACTTGACTTTTTGACAGAAAACGGTATAATGGTAATATGAGTTTATGGCTCCTTCGTCTATCGGTTAGGACACAAGACTTTCAATCTTGGAAGAGGGGTTCGATTCCCCTAGGAGCTACCAAATGAAATATCTACACGAAAAATATCCCTTTACTTTTGGTGTGATATTTTTTATAATATATTTCGCATTGGACTTTATTGATGCTAGATTTTTCATACCAAGAAAGATCGCTGAAGCAAGACAATGTGAGTTAGATGATAAGTGTAGAACTTGGATAAATATACACACGGAGGATGGCGTGCATGGTGCACACACAGTCTTGAAAACTGCGCCACCGAAAGGTTGATGGTTCGATTCCTTCATCCTCCGCCACTTTTTTATTGACATCTTGACTAAATAAAGTATACTAGAGTTTATTGCGGGTGGGAGGTATTAGTATCTTGTCGGTTTCATACGCCGATAGAAGTGGGGGCAGTTCCCACACCCGCTTCCAGTATAGATACATATTCCTCAAACTGGATCCGCTATGCCGAAAGGTGCGAGGACAATGTGTGTCTTATGTGCCGTGCTTGGCCCGTCACGGGATATAAATCTACGGGGTGCATGTCGATAGATGCGAGCAGTCCATTGCTTGTATTGTGCTATCTGACCGCTAACGGGCCTCCAGTTTATATCGGTGAAGTGTTACGGTAGCACATCTGTCTCCAAAACAGAGGGCGAGGGTTCGACTCCTTCCGCCGGTGCCAGTTTTATCGGGGTGTAGCTCAGTCTGGTAGAGTGCTTGCTTTGGGAGCAAGATGTCGTAGGTTCGAATCCTGCTACCCCGACCATTTGATGTTGAATTGTTTCAATGGAAAGGTCTGTTGAAACACAGTTGGAGTCGAGATTTCAACCGCCAGGGCAGGCGTTCCAACAGCCCGACTGTTATGTGCCTTCCAGAGACCGTCTGCGTAGCGGGCGGAACCTTGCACACTAGGTTTTCTGTTTCCTGGGGAAGAAAAACAGACAGAATTATGGACGATTAGCTCAGTTGGGAGAGCAACGCTTTTACACAGCGAAGGTCGGCAGTTCGAACCTGTCATCGTCTACCAATTCCAGTGAATCGCTGTGGACGCACAGAGGGGTTGCTGGCAGGGATACGCAGTAGTAGTATAAATGACCAGGGGGTAAACCTGCTACTAAACGATCCCGTAAGTTTATGCCTCTGTAGTCCAACTGGAAGAGATGCCTGACTTAGAATCAGGAGGTTGTAAGTTCGAATCTTACCAGGGGCACCATTATAAATATGCTTGTTTGGTGTAGCTGCTGCGCACGTCCGTCTGAAGAACGGAAGGATCTAGTTGAATTCTAGGAACAAGCACCATCCTACGAAAAGGAAATATATCATGAACAACGAAAAAACGTTGTTTAGATTGAGAGCGGGTATTGTAGGAAAAGATAAGACTGTATCGGTATACTGCGATATGCCTGTGAAACCGAGAGACAACTGGATCAATCTTGATCCCGGCGTTTATACATATGAGAGTTTGTTGTGTGAACGCATGTTGATTATTGTAAAGAATAAGAGTTTCCACGCTTCTTCTATGCCTAATGGGTAGATAGCGCACCAGGAAACTTACTTGCCCTCGTAGCCCAACCGGCAGAGGCAGTTGACTCAAAATCAACCAAGTGTCAGTTCGAATCTGACCGAGGGCACCATGTCTCTGTAGCTCAACTGAATAGAGCATCGGTCTTCGAAACCGAGGGTTGTGGGTTTGAATCCTACCAGGGACTCCAGTTTATGTTGCGGTGTGTCCGGAACGGTTACGGCAAGGTCTGCAAAACCTCTTCATGTGGGTTCGAATCCCATCCGCAACTCCAATTTGCTGGGGTAGTGTAGTGGTAGCACCTGAGGTTGTGGACCTCAGAGTCCAGGATCGATACCTGGTCCCAGTACCAAATTGGTTGACTTTTATGTCAATCTAGGGTAATATATGTGAACAGTAAGAATTAATGTCCCTTAGCTCAGTTGGTAGAGCGCAGTCCTGATAAGACTGAGGTCGCTGGGTCGGAGCCAGCAGGGACAACCAGTTATCCCGTTTTCTAGATACACGGGAGAGACCTAACGAGAATAACAGCAGGGAAAGCTCGTGAATATCGGATTGTTGACTGCTTTAGCTAAAGGGCTAAACCGATAAGGTGTATGGAATATGCGTGGACGGCAACGACGGTGGTGTTGCGACGGACTGTAAATCCGTTCCCTTTGTGGTAACATTGGTGGTTCGAATCCATCTCCACGCACCAGTTTATTCGGGGATAGTTTAATGGTAGAACGTCAGACTTTGAATCTGATTGTCGGGGTTCGAGTCCCTGTCCCCGATCCAAAAAAGAACTTGACTTTGTGACTAAATAAGTTACAATATGTTATATTCCCGTGTAACTCAGTTGGTAGAGTAGGTGACTGTTAATCACTTTGTCGGAGGTTCGAGTCCTTCCTCGGGAGCCAGTTTAGGTTGGTCGCTATAAATAGACTCGTGAGGGCCCACGGTTAGTCCTCTCTTTTGGAGAGAGAAAATGAAAAAGATTATCTTATCGTTATCATTGTTTCTTGGTTTGAGTATGCAACCAGCAAACGCCCAGTATTGGGGAGGTTATGGCTACGGTTATGGTTATAATGCTGCTGCTGGTTTAGCTATTGGTGCTCTGGCTGGAGCAGCTATCGCTAGTGCTGCCAATCCATATTGGAATTATGGTAGACCAGGATATGGGTATTATCCTCCGTATGGTGGTTATTATGCTGTCCCTGTTGCTCCTCCTGCGTATTATTATCGCCCAGGACGTGCATACTACTACGGTTACTGATATGAAAAACATTGTTATTGCTCTCATGTTGGTATCAACTCCAGCTGCAGCCAGTAATTATAACATTGATGTTTGTAATAACTGTAATATCAATGTTCAAAAGAAAGTTATTAAAAAGGTTGTAAAGACTGTTCCTGTTGCAATTGAGTATGTTCCTGCTGGTCCTGGACCAATCAGTTCTACCATTGCAGTTCCAGTAGCAGTTCCTGTTCAACCTGTACCGTTGGTTCCTGTATATAACTCTGTACCAACACCAGAAGCATCGAATATCTATTCGCCTCCAGGATATCCTACTAACGTTCCTGTGGCAACTTCTGGTAACTGTGCCATGTATATTGATCCTTATGATTTATTTGGTCAACTTTTTGGTGGAGCAGATTTAGTTCAGAGTTGTTTAGTTCCAGCGTATTAATGCCGGTATAGCTCAGACGGTAGAGCAACTCACTTGTAATGAGAAGGTCGTGGGTTCGACTCCTGCTGCCGGCACCATTGGGGATTAGTTTAACTGGCAGAACGTCTGACTCTGACTCAGGTAGTTGAGGTTCGAATCCTTGATCCCCATCCAAAAGTTAAGCGGTAGAAGTGTTACGGTAGCACGATAGGCTTCCACCCTGTAAGCGTGGGTTCGACTCCCACTTACCGCTCCAGTTTTGATTTAATTCATCATGATAAAACGGAGATAGATAATGGGCAAGTGTTATACGAATGTAGTGGCAGAACCTTTCACTAACGAAATCGGTCAGACTATTAATCCTGGAGATGAGGTAGTAGTTGTTACTACTGGTTATTCTCATAGAGTTAATGTTTATACTGCTAAGTTTCTAGGAGTTCGTCGTAATAAAGAAACCTATGAATTCGTTGGTACTTCCGTAGGAGATGTTCCTTCTACTAGGACTCGCATTGTTTATTCGTCTGATGGCGAATACGAAGAAATCAAGTATGGAGACTATGATTGGACGACACAAAAAGGCTCACAAATTAAAACTGGCCGAAGATATTCTTTTGTTCGAGAAGATGTTATGACTAGGCGAGCTCTATATTGTAATCGAATTTTTAAGATCGGTACTCAGCTTGCTGATGTTAGAATTTAATTCTTGACTTTATCGCAATTAAGCGATATAATTACTGATAATTGGAGGGATCTTCCCTCCTTTTTCATTGGGTAGATCGATGACTCGCGACGATAAGTATATGGCCTTTACTCGTCGAATGGCTATTTCCAATAAAATGAAAATGAAACTCGCTGCTTGCCTCGTTATCCAAAACGAGGTAATCAGCATAGGATATAACTCTGATAAGTCTCATCCCCTGCAAAAAAGATTCTCCAAGAATTCAGAATCAATCTTTAAGCACGCAGAGATTGATTGTATCGTCAATGCGCTCAAACACATTGACGCTGAAGATATGAAGCGTGCGACTCTCTATGTTTATAGAGTAAAAAAGAAACAGAAAGGAGATAGTGGGTGGGTTGATGGAAGAGCAGAACCTTGTTCAGGATGTAAGAAAGCTATCGAACATTTTGGAATTAAGATGGTTGTGTATTCCACAGACGATCCTGGGATGTATGGGATTGACTACGCCTAAATAATCATATGGGAACAGTAAGAACTAGAATTTCAAAGAAATCAGGACCAATTAGAACTACTACTTCTTGGGGAGGTGGCAGAGGCACAACTTCTTCCATGTCTTACAGTAATGGTAAGGGGATAGGTAGAACAAGAGTAACCTATTCTACAAATCAAAAGACAGGTAGATCTAGGTTCACTCAGTCGCAAAAGGTAGGCCAGAACTCTTGGTATACTACCAGTAAAACTACTGGCGGTTTCTCTAAGAGAAGAGGAAGAAAACCTAAGATAAAGTCTTGGTCAGAATTATTCTGGACTCTTGTTATCTTAGGCGTTATTATCCTGTTTGTGCTGTAAAGATATCGATAACTCTATCTACATATTGACCACGATCTTTCACAAATAGCTGTGGAGGTTCGTGGTCAACTGCTATTAGGATTGCTATTTGTGGGATCTTTATCTTATAGATCCATTCAAACATCATAGAATATACTGTTGTCTGGAGGAAGTAGCTTTCAATCCACTCCTCCTTTTTTAATTTACGGCTTGTTTTAAAATCAATTACAGAAGGAACACCATCGAACTCAGCAATGAGATCGCAACGTCCAGCTGTCTTAAGAGCAACAGAATATAATGGTAGCTCGATGCCTAGAATATTATCAACATGCTTATCTAAGAGCGTTTGAACACCTTTGAAAGCATCAATTCCAGAAGGCATAGCGCCCCGAAGATAGTTCTCTTCGTTGAGGACATAACGCTCTGCGATAGAGTGTACGGCGGTTCCACGACGAGCAGCTTGTGTAGAAATTTTTTGAGCTTCCTCATGTCCTACTCTTTTCCTCCATTCGTGTAGTGCTGTTTTATCCATAGCTCCATCTAATACGGTTGTTACCGAACGGAATTTTTCACCGTTCGGTAACACATAATATCTCTTACCATCTATGGTAGTTGTATTAATGTCAATCTCTGGTACGAGATTGTGTTTAAATGTTTTTCTCATAAGATATCCATTGTAAATAAAGCCCTAACAGGATAAAGTGGCGGTATTCTCTGTCTAGCGAATACCACGTAACCAAAATCATCTTCACCAATAACTTCTAGCATGGATGTTCCTGTCGTCCATACATCATCCACAACAAGACGATAAGTCTGATGTGTTTTCTCTGTTTCACAATATTTTTGTAGCGCAGAGGCAAGTTTATTTCCGCCTCTTGGTATTCCTACTACTTCGTGAAACATAATACGATCAGAAATCATCTTGGCAAGACAATCCCAATCATCATCCGTTAGAGCGTCACATTCTAATTTCCAATTTAGCTCATTACCAGAATGACTGGTGAACTTTCCTAGCTGAAATAAACTCATACCACAATCCTCATCTTATCTTTTAGAATTATATATTCTTTAACCAGAGCAGATCTAACAATATCTTCTGCATTAAACTCAATCAAATTAAAAGAACGCATACTCTTGATAACTCTCATGAAGTCAGTCAATCCATTCTTCTCGTGTTCTCTTGTAAAGTCAGACTGGCGGAAATCGCCGCAGAATATGATCTTACAATTATGTCCTACACGTGTGATTACTGAATCTAGTTCGTGAAGAGTAGCATTCTGCATTTCATCCACAATTACAATACAATCGTTGAGGGTAATACCACGAATAAAGGAAGTAGAAATAAACTCAACCAAGTTTCTCTGCTTTAGATACTCATAGGCATCACCTCTACCAAATAGCTCGGAGCATATTGCGTAGTAAGGAGCCTCATAAACCTTAGTCTTTTCTTTAGAGTTACCTGGCAGGAAGCCCATGTCTCTGGTAGGCACGACTGTACGCACGATAACGATCTTTTTAAAAGAACTGTCCGGATTATTAAGTATCTGTTTCAGAGAAAGATACATCGCCATGAACGATTTACCAGTTCCGGCTATACCATGTAACATTAGATTCTTTTCGTCAGCAAAAGATCTAAAAGCAATCCTCTGGTTATCTGTAAGAGGATCGAAATGTCTTAGGTTAAAATTTAGCTTTTGCTGTTGAGAACTTTCTTTTGTTTTTCCTTGTCGAAGAAGTCTTTTTTCTTTACGAGTTAATCTTTTTGTTGGTTCTAGGATTTCTTCTTCCATTTTGCCTCTAAAATGTATGGATGGTGCTCCTGCTAATGCCTTTTTGATTACCCTTTTTAATGTGTTTAAGTAGGTCACGGAAACCATCATCAGGTTTACCCATGCCTCTACCAGAGTGTATCATTGGAGCGCCATTGACTAATTGAGTGATGTGTTTATTCTCTTCAAGATAGACTTCAAGAGCAGAGATGCTCATGAATTCCTCATACTCTTCACCAGTTTCATCATTACGAAATAAATAAGTAGGGCACATATTAAGAATCCTTTTTCTTTCTTGCGGCTAACATTTTCTCTCTCCAAACAGGGTCTTTCCACAATTCTTTAATTTTTTCAGAATTTTTTCTCTTATGATCTTCTGTTTGTATTGCACCCTTTTTTGATTCTGATATTTTGTTTTTAGTTTCTTCGTCTCTGGATTTACCTAACCAATATTTACTAGGATTTTTCTTAGCAGCAATTCTCATATTTTCTCTTGCTTTTTCAGAGGTAGTTGTTCCTTTTCTTGGGGGATTGGATTTACATCTTTCTGACACCCAAGGTTTAGGTTTTTTAGCAGAATCGCTCATTCTTTTTCTTGTAATAGAAGAAATATTGGAAATTCCTTCGCCGCCATCAGTCATATTTAACAGTGTGCCATTACCTATGTCTCTTCTTCCATACCAATTAATATAAAATCTTTCTAAAGCAAAAGCTCCTATTTCTGTCAAATTTTTTTCCATTATAATAATTCTATTATGTTCTTTCGGTACAGGTATTTTACCATGTTTTTTATATGCTCTATTACCTGTTCCTTTACCTATATAATAGGGATTTCCATTTTTATTAGAAATATATGCGTATATGTAATACATAGCTGTGTCCTCCTAGACATAGAGTCCGCGGAGCGCCAACTCGTGACGGACACAACTATTTATGATTCTCAAGTTTTTAAAAACTTATATGTTGGCATTACTTACCTGTTGAATCTAAGAAAGGTTTGTTTATCGAAGTAGAATCTTTGATCTTCTTCATTGGTGTGTTCTTACCCATGGTACCAGTGACCATGGGCGCACCATTGAGGAGAAGTTTGACATGAGGATGCTCTAATAGCTTAGATTCCATTTCTGAAATGGACATAAGCTCTTCCCATTCTTCTTCGGTTTGTGTGTTGAGAAACTTATAGATAGGCATTAGCAAACTGCCCTAGATGGGATGACAGGTTTCCAATCAGTAGAATCTGCGACTGGCGCTGCAGTTGTATTTCTGGGGATATACTTGGGAGTCTTCTTTTCGAAAACTGTCTGTAGATGTTCACGAATTGCTTGCCACTGAGCCTCCAACGGAGGCTCACCGTTAATCTCAGCAAATCCCTGTAGCCAATAACAAAACTGTAAAGGTTCCATCAGTCGTCCTCTTCAATAATATGCCCACGAGTAGTCCCTGCGCAAATCTCAGAGATGTCAAAGTCATCATCGTCTTCTTCTAGAAGACTAGAGATATCCTTGGTACGTAGAGCACGTTCCACACGCTTTTCCTTATACTTATTAACACGATTACGAGGGTCTTCATGATACTCTTCATGATCCGAATAATCGTTCTTCTTAAACTTCTTTAGTGCTGACTTGCTCATTCTGCGATTAGTCCTGGTAGTGCTTCTTTAACGTGTTGAACTGTGATGCCTGGAAATGGCATCTTCTTATCCTTCATTCCTAGGACAAGCTTTGCATCGTCTGGATCTAATCTTTCTAGGAACTCAACAAACATAGTCTCTCGCTTTGTCTGGTTGAGCGTAGGATGAAATCCTTCGACGAAATACCTAATCTTATCAGCTTCCTTGTGGAACACATGCTGCTGATCAACAAGATCGTTGGGCTTATATGGGGGTTCGCCTTCTGGCAATAGAAACTTTACGTTTGGATCGAAGATTGCTTGTAGAACAATTCGTAGAGCAAATGTATCATTAGCCTTTAGATTGTCTACCTTTTCTTGCGTCTTCTTTAGTTTTGAAACCTTGTGTAGAAATTCATACATTCCAAGGACAGCCATTTATATCTCCTAAAAATCACTCAAACAGTCAGTAAGGTTTTTGAGTTTGTTTGCTATAAAATAATTTAGTAGTTTGCTACGATCGCGATTTGACTGTGCGTCAAACTGCTCCATAACCTTCTCACGAATGAAGTCAGGAGTAAAACTGAGATCGATTAGCTTTGCGTTACGAGAATAATTACGGGCAGTAACTGTATCCATATCTTCTAGATCAGTTCCCATAATCTTTTCCATCTTCTTTGCTGTCAGTGGTCTCTGGCGATCGCCAACAACAAAAACATTATCAGGGGAAAGGACGTTAGGAATGCCATCACCAGCATCTCCCTTTAGGATATGTTCGTGAAGAAAACGTTCCGGATCCTCGTGAGAAACCCACTTCTTGCGGGTAGGATCATACTGTCTTACATTAGGATAAATGTGCAATTGAATGAAATCTTTATCGCCTGATAGAATGAGAATTTTCTCACCAGTATTTAGCTCTGAACTAAACTCAGTGACAAGAGTTGAGATGATATCGTCTGCTTCTGCAGCTTCAACATCAATAACTCGGTAAGGAAAATACTCCTTTAGTTCTGCGCGAATCTTGTTAAGGCATTCGAACAGAGCCTTCCAATCTAGCTCAGACTTTTCAAGGTTCTTCTTTCGGTTTGCCTTGTAATAAGGAAACACCTGCTTGCGCCAATAATTGGTGTTATCACAAGCAATAATCATTTCGCCATACTCGTCACCGAACTTAACCTTATACGAACGGAGAGAGTTTAAGATCATATGGCGAACCATATTTTCTTCTAGCTGAGCGTTGGTATGGTTACCAAGCTGCATTAGAAGATTTGACAACATGACCTGATTCAAGTCAACAATAATCACAATTTCACCTATTCTGTTTCTTCGTCTTCTACAGTTTTTAGTTCGAGTTCTAGTTTATTTACAATCTTATACGCACCTTCCTCTTTGGGATGAGGAATAAAGATTGCTTCTGCTACTTGCTGAAAAGGATGGTGCATATCATAGTGTTTTAGCATTAGAGAACGTAACGCTTCAACTATAAGAGCGCCATCCTTAATATCATGATCAACATCGTCTTCAATGAGACCAAATCCTGCGATATCTAGCTGGTTAAAAATCATAGGAACAAGGTTTTGAATCGTCTCTTGGATATGATAATGCCTCATCATGTCCATGTTATGTTGGATATCCTCTAGAGTTATTCCCTTTGTATCCTGTTTTCCCTTGGGAAAAGTTACAACATTATTCGAAGTCATGATAATATATTACCTTATAATATTATTATTGTCAATATATTTAGTTGTGATAGACCACACTAGATCCTAGTCCATAAAATTCGAAGTCGTAAATTCTACAGTCTTTGTGTAGATTAGAGATCGCCCAAGTTACTGACGATCTATGAATTTCTGGCACATAGAAAATAAAAAATCCTCCTCCGCCTGCTCCTAGAAGTTTACCTCCTAAAGCTCCAGAATCCATTGCTGTATTGTAGATTTCATCGAAATAGTCTTGCGTTATTTCTTCGCAAACACCTTTCTTATCTATCCATGATTCGTGTAGAAGTCTACCGAAATCGTCAATCTTTCCTTTATGGATCAGTTCTAATGCTTCGAAAGCCTTATCCTTAGACCTCTTGACTTTATTAAATTTGTCAACATCTACCATGGCTTTCTGTTGTTTCTGAAGAATGTTATTAGCGTTTCTACTTCTTCCAGAGTAAACCAACAATAGATTTTTTTCTAAAGCCATTAAATTAGGATTGGTTAGTCTAACTTCTTCTACATCAACTTGACCGTTTTTTCTAAACTGAAAAAGATTAAACCCTCCATAAACGGCAGCGTATTGATCCTGTTTACCAACAGGATATCCGCAACGATTCATTTCTATTTCGCATGCAGTTTCTGCGAAATGACTTCGGGATCTTTCGTTGTTGTTAATTGTAGAGATAGCCTTAACAAGCCCAACTGTAAAAGCAGAAGAGCTACCAAGGCCAGAACCCTTAGTAACAATATCAGACATTGACGCAACCGTAATCTCCTTTGAAATATTGTAATACTTTAAAGTTTCTCTTGTGATTGCGTGTTGCATTTGTTCAATATCGTATTGTTCTTCAACTTCATCATACATGCAGCGTACGCCCATGTGAGGAACTTTGTGAGCCATTACGTAAATAAATTTATTGATAGTCACTGAAAGAGCGGCACCGTCTTCCTTTTCATAGAAAGACGGCATATCGCTACCACCACTGAAGAAAGAAACACGTAGTGGAGTTTTTGTAATAATCATATTACACCTTATATACGAACATTGGTTCAGGGAACTTTCTAGATTCAACAGTTGGATACTGTTGTAGGAGATCTCTTAAGACAGCATTCCATTTGTTATTAATGAACTCAATGTTAAATCTAGAATCAACGTATACCTTATTGAAAGCTAACATACTCTTCTCGTTGTCTTCTCTAACAAGTTGAATAGCAGCGTTCAAATTACCAGCAAACAAAGAAGCATGAATAGTCTTGTCTTCCATGTTACCATGGTACATAACATTTAATCCACCAGATGTTTCAGGTAAAGCTCCAAGATTAGGATGAACACAAACTAGTCTAGCAGACATAGCTTCAAGCATAGCACGACAAGAAGTCTCAACCCAAATAGAAGGATATGCAAAGATATGAGCAGAGTTTAGATGCTCCTTCAACTTTTCGTTTGAAACAAATCCATGATATGTCATTTGAGGATGATTACGAATCTTATCATATAATGGCTCAAACTGTTTATCTGCTTCATCCCAGCCATAAATCTTAAAAGAGGAAAATACGTCTAGATGAATATCAGGTTGAGTCTCTGCCAACCTCTCGAATACAGGAACTAAAATCTCTAGCCCACGTTGAGGAGTTGATGTGTAAACTAACCGAATCTTATCCTTGGGCTTTTCTACCTCTGGAGCAGGTTCGATGCCTGACTCTAGGATAACTGACTTGTTATCCATGGGTAATCCATGGATAAGATTGTACCTCTGGTACTGCCAGTTTGAAATAAAAACAAACTTGTGATACTTATCTCGCCATTCAGTGTTACGGAACTTAGCAGACTCTGGGTCTTCTGGTAAATCGTGACACCAAAATAATCTAATCTTAGATTCGTCTAACTGACGTTCGCGAGAACAGATAATTTGAAAATTATCTAGTAGATCCTGATCTAAAATCTCAGCTAGCTTTCTCTTTGCGATCTCTGTTCCGCCTTGAGCCTTTGATGAAATTTCGTTTTCTTCAAATCCCTTCATTATACTTCAATCCTGTATCCAGATGCAACAGCATCATTATAAAACATTTGAACTGTTTCTTGTGAAAACTCTTCTAAATCCTTGTTCTCTAGACTTAACTTTTTAATCTGATCATGAAGCATAGTAATAATGTTACAGCCAGAATGTTCAGCCATTCGTAGATGATAAAGTTCTCTACAAGAAGCCCAAAGAAACTTTACATTTTTTACATCGTTTTCTTCAAAACAATCCATTTCTTGAACACAACGTTTTGTTCTATCAACTGGATCTCGAAGAGTATCAGCAATACGTCCAGAGAAGATAGAAATAATTACTGGAACTTCGGGGTTGTTAATGCTTTCAAGAATTTTAAAGGTCTGTTGTGGCGTAAACACAGCGGTAACATTTACCTTCACACCCTCTTCGTTAAGCAAACGAATAAGACCGTAATTAGGTTCGCCCTTTGTATTCGTAACTGGAATTTTAACGAATACGTCATACTTATAAAACTCGCCCCACGAAGCAATCTTCTTTGCTTGCTCGTACATACTATTAGTATCATCAGCAAATACTTCTAGAGAAATATTAGTCCCTGGTCTCTTTTGCGCTAAAACACTAATAATATTATGAGCGAATTCCTCATAATCAGTAACACCAGCTTGCCTCATAAGAGTTGGATTAGTAGTAAATCCAGTAACAAGAGGATTCTCTGCCGCTTTTAAAATACCATTAAAATCAGCACCATCTGCATAAATTTCAATCGTCATTCGCCACCTACATTTTGTTGAATAATAATTACTGCCTCAAGAAGATTCTTGGCATAAAAGTCTGGTTTGATATGCATATACTCTTCAGGAGAAGAATAGATATCTCCAAGGTATATAGTCGCGACCCCAGCCTTGTTACCAGCAACCACATCTTTCCAAGTATCACCAATCATCCAACTACGTTCTCTAGTAATCATCCATTCTTTGATTACCTTATCAAGCATACCAGAATTAGGTTTGTATTCTGGTGTACCACGAGTTCTAGCTGCTTGAATAGTATCAACTTTTAAATCATTCTTGAGGCGTTGATGAATTACATTCATTGTTTCTTCAGTAGTATAACCATCATCAACATCAGGTTGATTGGTTACTACATGCAAAGTATAACCTAAACTACGAAAACTAGCAATAGCTTGTTCTACGCCATCAATATATTCAAACTCTGAATAATACCAAGGACAAACATGTTTAGGATTATCCCTTCCATGAACCAATTCGTTGATTGTTCCATCTCGATCTAGGAAAATAGCTTTTACCATTTTGTAGAATTCTTCTGTAAAACTGGATTAGAAACCAAGCAATGCCAAACTACTGCCTGAAATGCTTCTGAATGAGGCGTAACCCGAGCAGGATTTACCTCAGGAATATGAACAACCTGATGAGCCATCTGATGGGTATATCCGTTATTCTTACCAACAATACCAAAGATATGAGCTCCAACATAATTGGCATAATCAATTGCCTTAACTAAGGCTACTGATACATTCTTTTCTTTGTTTCCACCACCAACGGAAAGAACAAAGATAGCATCATACTTATTAAGATTGCTAGTGCGTAGATATTCGTCGAAGATAGTATCAAAACCTTCATCATTTGTTCTAGCAGTAAGCTCTGGAACATTATCTGTTGGACAATACGCTTCAATACCACATAGCTTTCTAAGATCGTTTACCATGTGAGAAGCATTACCAGCAGAACCACCAACTCCCAAAACAAAAACTCTACCTGCTCGAGCTCTAACTTCTGAAAGAGCTTCGGCTAGAATTTGAATCTTTCGAGTATCGATAGCCTGTGAAATAGTTGTTACTTCTTGAAAGAAATCGTCAGAGTGACTCATTATGTTTAATCCTTTTTCTCAAACCACTTGAAGAATAATTATGTAATCTATCAATATAGATAATCTCAACGGATCTGTTTTCGCAGATGTCTTGACCGTTTAATGTTTGACCCTTATATTCTGATCCTATAAACCTTTTGTTTATATTAAGAATAGATAGCATATTACTTAGGTCTTCCTCAGTATCGTAAGGAATGATCTCATCTACGCATCTTAAAGCGTTTAACTGACACCAACGTTCGAACGTTGTCTGAACTGGTTTGTTTTTCTCTTTGGGCCTATTAATAGTAGGATCAGTTTGTAACCCTACTATCAACCAATTACATTGTTTCTTACATTGTTCTAGCATGGAAACATGACCTGCATGAAGCAGGTCAAATGAGCCAAAAGTAATTCCTATTGAAAAATTATCCTCTGACAACATAATACATATTTCCTCCATCCCACTTATTAAGACCATCGCTTACTAAAGGAATCTTTTCTACGTTCTTGTCCATGAAGAAATTGTTGAAATAATCATCATTGACTTCTAAACCAAACACTGCTGACTGAGCAAGGACAAGCCAATTCTTAGACTTATCGATCTTAGGCATTAAAACGTTTCTATATTCTACAGGAGTTTCTGACAAAGACCAAGTAGCAATAACTAGATCAGAATGAGTAGCAACGTCATCTTCGAACGACCATTTAGGATTAATACCCTGCTTACTAAGATAAAATTCTTGGATTGGCTGCGTCTCTGGAATATCAACAATAGTATATTCGCCCTTAAATCCTAGAGCATGAACTACCGAACACATATCTCCATAACCAGCACCGATCTCAACAATTGACTTCATATCCTTTAACTTATCAGCAAAGCCAGTTATACAAAGATGAGCAATATCTTGGATACGCTGCATCGATGTATCAAAGTCAGAAGTGACACGAAGCATTGGTCTAATGTGATCTGGCGCTCCAATCCAATTTTCTTGGAGCGCCGTGGCAATTTGCTCATCTCGTGCAGCATGATAAAACGATTCGCCAACAAAGCGAGAAGTTCTATACTGAGTAATAAAAGGTACATTGTGACAAGAAGCCCATAGCCTAAAACGATTAAGCGGGAGTGTAGCGCAATCATGCTTAAACACTTCCCGCATCGTTGGCCAATACTCTGGCCCGTTTACGTTTTTAGCTTCTCGAGCTTTCACTGAAACTTCTGACATTGGATCAAAGTCAGACCATATTAAATCCATAATAAACTCCTATATTAAGCTTGTCTAGTTAGAAGCGTAGAATCAATATTCTTTGCTTCGAAAAATGTTCTAACTAGATGAAGAACTGTCTTCTCGTTAAAAGGCTTGCAAGAAAAGACGTCGAGGTAAATATCATCAGTTTCGTTAACGAAGTGTGCGCAAATATTGCTTGTTTCGATTAATTGAACAAGAGTGTAACCTGCTTTGTTTCCTGAACCAAAGTTCACAATCTGTGGTTCGCCATAAGCAACCATATCGATATCTCTGACTAACTGTTTAGTAAACTCATGAATTACACCATAGTTAGTAATCATTTCGTGATTACACCCGCTTGCATTAACAATAAGATGATAACCCCAATAAGTCTTTTCGCTCATGTATTTGTCTCCTATGAATATTGGTAAGGATCTAAAATTTCAACATACTCAATGGAGTCAATGCGAAAAGAACGCCATCCTCCCTTCATCACATCCCATACGGCAAGAACATCTGGGTTCTTGCCGTGAAAATCTTTTTCTTCTGCCTGTTCGTTTACGTAGTTAGGAGGAAGAAGAGCAGGCATTAAAGTGCATCGCATCTCTCGCTTCTCGCCGTTTACCTTTGTGAAGTACACGGCCATAACATTTTTACGTAGATCGTTTAGAAGCGTATCACGTTCATAAGCCATTAGTCGTTCTCCAATAGAATCTTACGGTTATCTGAAGTTTCTTCAGTAAGATGTCTCTTTAGCTGTTCAAATCCACCAATGTTGAATCCATCCAGAACGATTACTGGAAAGGTCTTTGCTTCGGGGAATTTGGTAAGTAACACTTCTCTTGTAAAGTCTTCGTCTAACTTATATTCGACGAACTCCTTACTGTGAAGTCGTAGCATTTGTTTAGCTTGATCGCAATACACACAATTATTTTTTGAATAAACCTCAATCATTGAAATAACTCCACCAATAATGATATACATCGTTAGGATCATAAGGATTGTAACCCTTCATGATCATGTCTGTCTCTACCATAAACTCTAGATCGCTGCTCATATCCATAACAAACCTCCAATTAAGACATATTATTATACTAATTGTTTGGGAAAAAGTAAACTCTTATTTTAAGGAGAGCTCTTTATCTTTAAGCGAAGACTCGTACTTATTCATCTTATCTATATATCCACGATTACGTAGTTCTTTGAATAAAAGGTTTTCTCTACCGAACTCTCCATACTGCTGAAGAGAAGCTGTTCTCATATTCTTAAATTTAGTTTTCATGTTATTGAAAGATTCTTCTCCCATATGATGTTTGATCATATGATCAATAGCATGCATGTAATGAGAAACTTTTTGTTTGAGTAGATGATCGTTCTTAAAGTCATAGTTGACTTTAACAGGTTTCTTTACCCATTCATTTTTAAGAAGAGAATACACTCCTTGATTCTTAGGATATGTTATATCCTTGTCTTGAGCGTAAGGTTCTAGAGGATAACCATAAACATCAATATTATGAGTAAGAGTCCAAAGAGATTTTTTATCTTGAAGATATTCTTCAACGAATTTGGGGTCGCTGAATAGTTTACTACGATCAACAATCAAATGAACGTCTATGTCTGACTTGTTTGTGTAATTATAATTTGCATTACCGCCAGTCATTACAATATCTTCGATCATTGACTTAGGTATTTTAGCAAACTCTGCCCATGCATGCCCAAAATTTATGAGAGCTTTTCTTACTTCTGGGTTTAATTTGTCTGAGGAGCTCCAAATTTTTGGGTTTAATTCTTCGTGGTATTGAAGAGTTAATTTCAACTCAGACAAATAAATGTTAAAATTAAGCATGGTTCCTCCGGAATGTTGTATATTATTTATATTCCGGAGAAATTATTACTTGGTCTTTATATATGATGCTTTGATCTTGCTCTTTTCAAGAATTTCGAAGCCATTAGGGAATAGATAAGTCTGTTCTACGATCTCGTCATGATCATACATCCAAATATCATCAAACACATGAACTGATCCAACTGGAGCACGCTTGACAAAGAAGTCGCACTCTAGATGTAAGGCTCCATTATCATGAGGACCATCAAAAAATACGAAAGCGTATTCGTTTTCTAGCTTCTTATAATCATCATATACCGGAACGCCATCACCATAACGATTGAAAAACTCTGAATCTTCTAGACAGAAAAAGGAGAAGTTCAAACCAGCATTATATGCATAGAAATATAGAGAAGGAATAATACGGTTACGCATTGTATTATCATAATCAAAACGCTGGGGCGAAGTAATCTCCTTTGACATCTTATCGCCTTCGATCTGACGTTCTGGGTTATGAATTGACATGTTAAGATTAGTGCATTCAATCTCGATGTTACCATATGGATCAATACAGAACATAGAACGATTGTTGTTGCCTGTCTGAACAAGCGTATCAATAATCAACTTAGCAGAACCACCACGACGAGTGCCAATCTCAACGATGGCGCCAGGAACTTCTTGCTTGACAGCAGCTGCTGCTCTTACTAAGATTTCATACTCCTGAGAATCTGTACCAAAAACTTCTTCATCACTAAAACGAATAATTGCCATTTTATACTCCTAATATAAGTTTAATCACGCCAACCAAATATAATATCAAAACAAAAGTTTGAATTATAATTAGAGACCATTTATTCCATTTAACAGCCAAGAAAAACCACAGAAGATTTCCGATTACGTTGATATATATGTTAATCGGATATACGTTCCATGCAGTAAGGGCAACACCAATAATCAAAGTTATCGTTGCTGCCCACTCAATAAAAATCCACAATCTCGTCTGCGATACCATATTTTACTGCCTCTCTTGCAGAAAGCCAAACATCTTCTGGTGGTAATAGATACTTCTTAATAGTTGCTTCCGTTTGACCAGTGCACTTTTTATAATGATCCATAATACGTTGAGAAGTGTTTTCGAACTCTTTAACCCTAGACATCAACTCATGTTCTTTACCATAGGATCCCCATGAGAATTGGTGTGATAGAATAGCTGTGTTTCTTGTAATATACCTATGACCCTTATGACCTGCGATAAACGTAAGCAAACCACATGAAGAAATTTCACCAAGTCCATATGTATATATTGGAATCTTGGATCCTTTCATCGTATCAATAAGAGAGAATGCAGAAGTTACCATTCCGCCGGGTGAATTAATGATCATTTTCATGAACTTAGGACGATCTCTGCCCATTAAATTACGTGCGAGAATGAATCTCATAGCATCCGAGCAGGAACCATTGTCAAAATCTTGTGAGAAAATATAGTAATGATGGTCTTCAATGTTGGGAATATTAATGTCTTTTGTTTCTTCTTTTAGCATCTTAACTCCATGTTAAAAAGGGGTGGCACGGACATTGCCACCCCAAATATTAAAGCTGAACGTGAATATGGTCGTAGTGACCTGGAACTCGCCAGAGAACCTTATATCCACTTGCCCGCATACTTGCAGCGAGCGCATCGAACTTATGTGCATAACCTGAACGAGCTTCTGTTAAACCCGTTCCAACGTTCACATCAATAGCACGACCTGAGTAGTGCGCCGAATGATGTGAGTGCACATGATGTACGCCACCAAATAGAGGGTGTTCTGAAACACGATAACCCTGTTCCTGTAGTTGGTGACCTAGTGCCACGATTGAATGCGAAGCAAAAGTAGAAGCAGTGGATGCAAAATATCTGCTCTGCTGATTCTGATATGCTCTTGCTTGCTTTTCGTTACGCCAGCGTGGTTGTGGAGTAACGGACCAGTTAGAGCCATTGCCGAAAATATGCTCAAGAAAATTTCTTGGCGGATTCTCAACATGATAGGCAACTTGATGGTCTTTATCAACGACTGAATAACGAGTATTCTTGCCGTGATGGAGTCTGGCCTCAGCTGCTCCGCTAAACGCAAGAACAGCTGCAGCTGCCACCGCAGCCAAAATATTCTTCTTCATACTTATACCTTTCTTCTGCGCAACTGTGACTTCAATGCACTATAGAATAGAATAAACGTGCAACACCATTAAAACCTAGAGATCTCGCTACATTTTGGTTAACGTCAAGGTTCCTACCCCTGACGAATGGACCTCTATCAGTCACAACTGCTGTTACGGATCTTCCATTTCTAGGATTGGTAATATGAATCCTTGTGCCGAATGGAAGTGTTTTATGAGCTACACCATAGGTGGCTCTCATTCCCGAAGCTGTCCGTCCGCTTCGATCATTATACCACGATGCATTCGCATTAGTGGAATTAGTATTTATTGGATGAAAATTGAGTGCTGCTGCACACAAAAATGGAATCAAGCAAGACATAATATACCCTTAAGAATGGTGGGGATGGCAGGACTCGAACCTGCAACCAGGCCGTTATGAGCGGTCGGCTCTAACCATTGAGCTACATCCCCGAGATAGACTAAGCTAGTAGTCTATCGGCTGCAATAGAAGCAGCAAACGCACGAGGTTTAACAAAAGGAACAACATTACAGAACCCCTTGATATAACCTACTGCTTCAGAGATTACGCACGACGAACCATACTTCTCATCTGGATTGATGTCAAGATGAATTTCTACAGTACGGTCGCCAATTGCTTCTTCGAGATCAAGAAACATTTGAGCAGTTCGCATTACTTCATTCATTAGACGCATACGTGGCTTGTCTTTCTTTTGGTCATAATCTCTTTCAGTTTCTAGCTGACCAAAAATCTTACAACCATGCTTACCGTCATAATGAACAACAACTACAGTACAGTATTCAGCGAACCATGTTTCGTGTTTACGATGGCGTGCTGAATCCGAACCGATATAAATCTTAGTTGCTTCTGAAGTATTACGAATAAAATCTTTGACTTCTTCTAGATTCAGCTTACGCATATCGTTACCTCATTTTACTTCCAGATCTTCCAATTCCAAGGAAGAATCTTCTCGAACCCAGACTTGTTCTTACCAGTCACAGTAATGTCTAGATCAGCACCATCAACATCAACCTGCATATCAGCACCTAGTGGTGCACGAACAACAACCTGACCGTTCTGAATAGCAGCACCATAAGCTGGTGGCTGAACATTTAGATTAGCTGAACGCTTTGGCGGTAGCGGAACATCTGCAGCAAAAGCTGCGCCAGCAAACATCATAGCGACAAAAAACACAACCTTATTCATTATTTACCTTTCTTTATCAAACTGGGTCTCACGTATTGACCTGAATGTTGTCTAGCATTACGACATATATGTATCTAGATCAAACCCCTGAATTACTTACGCTTACGGCCCTTCAGACGACGAGCCTTGCGCTTCTGCGAACCAACCTTACGACGACCCTTACGAGGGCGATTCTTATTCGGCCACGGCATTAGCTAGCTCCTTCTTTTCTAGAAGCCAAAGAGTCTTACCTTCATTCTTACCAAGAAGGTTCTGTAACTTGATAAGCTTCTTACGCATCTTCTTTCTATTCATATTCACCTCCATCAATAATCACTATTATACCCGTTTTTAAAGATCAGTCAAGTGTTTTGTTTTGCGAACTTTTGCAGAGATCCAAGAATTGTAATATGATTCTGTTTCTAAGACTCGACGATCTATCTGTTCTCGTAATTCTAGATAAGACATCTGTGTTTTATTTTCACAGAGGTAAAGAACTTCTCTGCGAAACTGTTGTTCGCCGTTTAATGCTACTTGTTCTTGGAGTTCTTTATTAGAACCGTAGTATTTCTGCCAATCTGACTCTACTACAGTTTTCTTTCTTTTACCTTTTACAGTTTTTGTTCTACGAAAATGAAACTGTTTCTTACCAACATATTTCTTGTTATTAGTAAGATCAGTAATAAGATAAACCATCCCAACATAACCGTCAGGAACTTCGCTTAGTTCTTCGCCTTTATAGTACCACATCCCAAAGTCTCCTTCGGGATATTTAGTTACGGTTTAAGTATACTGATTAAAAACCATAAACCTCTTAAATCCAAATATAACTGAACATACCAAGGAACTTCGTTGAGATTATGTCCACCGTCATATGTAACAAGTTCATTACGAATAAAAAATTGATCTAATTTAGTTTTTAAATTTTGGGATTGAGAATATGGAACAACTTCATCTCTAGTTCCGTGTAGAGTGCATACTGGAGAAGACATCGAATCAATGTAATTTATTGGAGAAGCTTTTGAAAGATCTTCTGTTTCTGTCTTACCTCCAAATAAAGCGTTTGATTTTAAAAGATATTGCATATGAGGAGTTGTTAAGTCTGAAGGACCAAACATATTTACAACAGCTAAAACTTTTTTTGATGCGCCTAAAAACAAAGATAAATGAGCGCCAGCTGAATCACCGCATACTGCAATACGATTAGGATCAACATTAAACTTTACAGCGTTTTCTCGTAACCAATTAACAAAAGTTTCAACGTCTTGTAGTTGCGCATTCCATTGAGTTGTAGGATCTTCAAACTTTGCTAATCTATAATTTATAGCAAAAGCATTAAAGCCAGCAAGAGCATACTTTTTAGCTCTGCTTTCGTAAACAGATTTATCTCCTACCATCCATCCACCACCATGAATAAAAACTACAGTAGGTCTCACGCCATCTTTTAAAAGATATAAGTCTGCCTTTGTTTCTTCTGACGGGCCATATTTAACATCTTTGAAAACGTTCCAATTAGGTTTTAATATATTATGAAAGATTGGTTTTATGTACGGTATCATTTATTCTACCTGCTGTAATATTATTTTGTATTCTTATATCTTTATTATTCCAAGTCCAACATTCGCTAGTGTCGTTTTGAAAACAAACCCAATGAAGATCGTGTTCGAACCCATAATCAATAAGGAAATGCGCCATTGCCTTTCCTTTTGGTGTAATTAAAGGCAATGGCGGATCAATTCTAATCACCAACCATCACCATCGTCTTGTGGATACATTTCAGTCCAAACTTCATCAAAAGCTTCGTCAACAGATTCATAGATATCGTGAAGTTCTGCACCGTTATCTTCAAAGATTGGAATTATTTCTCTGTAAATATCGCATCTTGCTTCGTAGTCAGAAACGTTTGCTCTAATTACTACAGCAATTTCTTCAAATATTTGTGAACCTGTTGACCAACTTGCCATTTGTTTTTCCTTATGTTATTTTGACATTAGATTTCACAATTTCCTGCGGTGCATGCCAATGTCTGAGCGCCTTCTACGTTATCATCCATTTCAACAAGAGCATCCCAGTCGACCTTAGTTGGGATATTTATAATGGCGTTTTCATACTCTTCCTTAGTGATTGTCTCATAGGGAGCCTGACGATAAGAACCACCATCATGCGGTAGGAATGATACACCAGACATCTCATCAAAGTGACGATACACCCATGCACCAACATCCATCCATTCTTCTTCGCGAACGTTAATAGTGACAGAAGGCTTATGCTCGCACCAATGACGCTGATACTTCAACCAAAGTTCAAGATGATCGATTGCCGAAACATTTTCTCTTGTGATCGAAGACTCAGGAAGCTTCATGGGAAAAGTAAATACAACAGTGCTGTCAGGCTTAGTAACATCAGGCTCGTTAGGAACACCAGAGTCAATGAGGTGCTTCGTAAGTGGATCCTTGACATCAGAGCGGACACGTCTGAAGTAGTAACGGTCATGACCAGGATGAATACCAGAAGGAGATAGAACCAACTGACTAACAGTCCCGGACGGCTTAACGCATGTGATAGCAACAGACTGATTGATTCCAAGTTTCTGACTCCATTCTTTATTTGTGTCAACTGCGACCTGACGTAAACGCTCTAGGCGAGCAGGAAGTTCTGGATCATTATGATCGTTCATCAATGCATTATCATAAATTCCAGTAAACGAAACACCTAGTAGTCTCTCTTCCTCTGTGTTCTTCTGCCATACCTTACGAAGATAAGGGAAGTGAGTTAGTGTGGATTGGATTGTTCCGAGGATTGTTGCAATACGTACCTTGCGAGCAATGTCCCCTTCGTTGTCGCCAGCACGGATAACGACTTCTGTGAGATTACAGAATTGATATGGTCGGAGGATAATCTCAGAGCAGGGGTTAGTTCCGAATTCATATGTATGATCTCTTCTTCCAGTTCTTTTCGCAACCTTTTGAGACGCATCTCGTGAGAAGATGCCACGTTCTCCGGACTTTGACTCATAGAGCGCAAGCCATTCGGAAATGAACTGTCCGATTTCTGGCTTCTCCGTATATACTGCTGAATTGTTTGAAAGAGCTCTTTGAACATTTGCTTGCCACCATTCACCTGCCTTAGCATGACGCATACGATCATCAGACAAATTAGATAAACTAATCATTGCAGAACGACGTACACCACCAACAACTACTACTTCACCAATCTTACACATAACGTCATGACATTCAAGCGATGTAAGCTTACGACCATGAGCGTTAGTAAAAATGCGAGTAACGAATTTAAAAAGATCATTAAGCGGTTCAGGACCAGATGCACGGCCACCAAAAGTCTTTAGTACTGCACCAGCTGGACGAAGATTGCTTAAATCCCACTTAGGAATTTCACCAGAATAAAGAAGAGCAATAAGCATACGAAGAGCCTTTGACCAACCCTCCTTGCTATCCTTAACATTAATTACTGTATCTGAAGGATAAAGCTTCTCTGGAATTTCTGGTAGCTTATTAATATACTGACGCTCTACTGAGAATCCAACGCCTGTGCCGCACATAAGAATGAACATGGCTTCATCAAATGCCTTGGGATCATCAATAGGTAGATACGAACAATTATAACCAGCAACGTTATCACGATCTAGAGCCTTACCTGCAGTCATGAGAGCACGCATGGAAGGCATAACTTCTAGATTTGAAATAGCATCAAAAATAGTTCTCTTAGTATCAGGATTAAGGTCTACCTTATCAGCCATATAATCTACATAACGAGCAACTGTTTCCTTCCAGTGTTCTCGACGGTTCTTTTCTGGTAGGTATCTAGCATAGCGACTTTTATGGATCCACTGCTGATAAACATTCATCTCAGTCATTTATTTTCTTTCCTTTATTCCACGGTGTAAATAATCTTCCCTTAGTATAACCTTCGGGTATTTCTTCTATATTTTTTATACGTTTATTTTTTAAACCATTGTTTATCCAGATAGTATCTTTACATATATCTGCTGTTTCTGTTGTAAATGGTGTAATATATGAACTTACTTTTTTAGCTGTCTCTGGGTCTAATTTCCATGTTCTTCCAATAAGGCAAGAATCATCTCTATTTTTTCTTGCCTTCATCATTTTATCTCTGTGGTTGTCCCACTGATATTTCATTTGATGACTGGAAATTTCAGATCTTTCTTCTTCAGTAAGGGTAATATGACCTGTTCTTATCATAGCCCAACAGGCGCCATAATCTTTCTGATCGTAATGTATGCGGAAATGCTCCTGCGCAGTTACGCACATTAGATTCTCTGGTTCGTTATTTGAATGGTTTCCATCTTTATGATGGATATGATAACCTTTTGGAATAGGTCCAAAATGGTGTTCGTAAATACGACGATAAATAGTCATAGGCTGGCGCTCCCAAATAGCGTTAGAGTCCGTAGATATTGGAGTATCGTGACGGACAACTCTATTTAGTGAACCAACATCTTCAAACATTAGGCACCATCCAATATGATGTTACATCTTTCAACTCTCTTTGGCGCTTTACAAACTTTCGCATAAAGCATCCACGGCCATCACAGTCAATCATATACAAAATGTAGAACATTACTCTTCCTCTTTGTTCGTTCTAAAATCCATTGTAAATCTTCCAAGTATCTCATCGTCATTCAATTGACTGAGATAATCGTTTTTCGCTCTAAAAATTTTTGGTATCTGTTCATTGCTTGTTGGAATGCATTGTTCAAAAACTTCGCCAGCATCATACTGATATAGTTCTATAGGATATTCTGCGCCATGACCAGTCTCGGCAATGATCTTGCCAGCAATTGTCTTTGGATCCATATCGTCATCCATAGTTACAGCATAACCGATGATGAATGTCTGTCGTGTTTCAATTAGATATGTTTTGCTCATAAGTTAAACAGCTTTCTTGTCCACGGTGCATTGTGATAGTATGTATATCATACATACCACATTCCATCAATCGACTTTATGATTGTGAAATTCTTTAGTTTGACGATTGTTCCGGCTTGTATTTTCGACCAGTTACTTGCATTCATTGTATTACCCAAGACCTTTTAGATAATCTCTATCTGCATGTTCCTTCCTAGTTTTATAACCCTTGTAATACTTCTCGTAAAGATCATAAACTTCTCTAGGAACATATCCCTCATGTTCGCCATAGGATTCTATTATCTTACATAGTCCTTCGATAACTTCATCTTTATTTTTTATAAAATTGGCGTTTTCTTCATAAACTACTTCATAATCATATATGTCAGGCTTGTCACCTATACGTTTATTTTCAATACAGCGACGCATATGTTCTTCACGATTCTTCCTATCAAGTTCCTTGCATTCGTTGTATTGTCTCAGGCCTTCTTCCTTACCATGAATGGCTTGAATGTCTCTTAGAAGATCTGCATCAGTATAGTTACGCATACGTTCTTCCCAATAGTTACGTATTTGTTCTTCACGAATGAGTTTTTCGCAAAGTTTTCTCCAGTAATTGCGCTGCGACATTACCTTTTCATGTGAAAGTTCAAGGTAGTCGTTAGCGATGAAACGAACCAGTTCCTCGTATTTACTCATGACCAAAACTTTCTCTTGATTGACCTAGTCCTACAGACCCATCAACAATGATGAGCAACTTTCCTTCTGATTCTATATGTAACTGCTTATATGATTTATCTTTTATTCCAGTCAATGCTTCTACTTGTGATCGTAAAAATTTATTCTCTTTTCTAAGACGATTGACCTCATCTTCTACATCTTTAGCGTTTTCTTCCGACATGATATAGGTGTTAATCATCATTCCTCTCAATCCACTTATTCAGTTTAGTTATCATATCATCTGGTTTCTTAAGGTCTTCTAACATAAGATTAACACATAGCGTCGCACATTCATTACAAATGAATGACTTTGGTCCTATGCCAGCGAATAGTTTATATACTTCATGTTGTGATTTACCACAGAAAGAGCAATATACAGTCATATTATTCCTCCAGTTTCCCTGTATATTGCCAACGACATATAGGATCGGGTTTCTTTACACCTGAACGATGGACCTTTCTTACTTCATACTTTTGGGTTTGACCTAGTAGACCGTGTTCTAAGAAATAATTAGCATCCTCTTCCAAACAAAACAGAGCAACGATACGTTCTAGACCATCAAGGTTAACACTAGTGGTCACAATCGCCCAATCTAGACCATCAGCATCAGTTTCAACAATTAGTTCTGTTACAACTCTTTTTATTGTTTTCATGCCCAGAACTTCCACCATGGTTTATCTTTGAACGGACGAAAACAAGTCTCACAACAGGTCTTATTCTTATCAGGATATTCACCTATACGAACATCCTCGACAGGAAACCAATACTCTTCCAATGACGGGAACTGTTTGATGATTTCATTACGGGCAGCAATAGCAACCTCACGATGTTCCTTCTGTGTGCCTTCTTCGGCTCTAACATCGACGTAATGAATCCAAGAACGAAGCGTCCCTGCCATATATAGACGAGTCTTTGTTAGACCTTCTGGAAGAACTGCTCTGGCTTGTTCCTTGGCAATACCATTACGAATAGCCCATTCATATGTTTCTTTTGCTGTCAATCGCAAATCGTTTTGCACATCTTCCCACTGAAAAGATAATGCTTCATCATCAGTCTCAATACTATTCTGACGGTTCTTGGCGTCTTGTAGTCTTGCCTCTCTTGTCACGAAACCCATGTCCTTAGTCGGATCAGCATAACGCTGGCTAAACTCTTGAAAAGAGAATGAGCGATGGCGCACGATCTGATGGGCAATGTCACGGGTCGTATCAATAGACATTGTAATATGAACAAGTTCAAAAGGACTCCAGTGCTTGTGCTTGATTAGATATCTCAACAGTCGTGGAGCAGTTTCGGTATTCATCTGATTTGATGGATTAGAAACTCTTGCTGTATAACAGATAAACTCTTCGGCAGTCATAGGGCGGATTTGTCCAAACGATTCATCGATTGGCGGAAGTGTTATCGTTGGTTGTGTAATAGCAATAATCTTAGCGTTGTTCATTTTGTTCCTTTTCATATTCTATGTGATCGCCGTTATGAAACCTAATACCCTGAAGATGATCGTGCATAGCCATCATAGCATTAGCAAACCAAACAACCATAATTTCTTCATCAATTTTATATTCTGGATTGCTTTCTACAGTTTCAATGAAGAACTTAGCCCAAGCTCTGGCATCAGGATTTCTATGTATACTAAAATCGTAGGTCATTAATTGTCTCACAATTTAACTTTTATTCCCAAAAGTTCTTCTGCATGTTCAATTGCTTCTAGTAAGTATGCAAGCTTGCGTTCATCAGATTCTTTATTTTTAATAAGAGTTAAGGCAAAAAGAATCTTCTTTAGCTTATTTGTTTCTTCGTCAGTCATTTCATACCTCTTTCATATTCTTCCAAAGCTTTACCCAATTCTTCGTAAAACAACTCGTATTGATTTATTTCTAGATCACCCGCTTTAGCCAACTCCATGGGTATAGAGATAGTTAGTATCATTTCTGGAGCGAATGTCTCTTCGTTCGCTTTAATCTCACGGGATAGGATTTTCATTCTTCAATTATCTCATAGGTCTTTTCAAAAATTGTAGGATGACATGGATAAAACTCGCCATGGACACCTTTAATTATATAATCTCTCAAACGGGCAGTCATGACTCCCTCTAATGTCATGATCTGAATAGAAGGCTCGGCGTTATCGTCTCGCTTGAGAAGAAGACCACCACACCAATCGGCAACTAAAGTAGCATTACTATCTAGTAGCTGCATAACCTCAACCTCTACAGGTTTCTTACGTGCTCTCACACTTTACTCCATCTCTGTAATGCCAACTTAGCAGACAAATCACGATAGGTGTTTGTCTTGATTATATGAGATATAAAATCGCTACTAAGACCACTAATAACCATATCATTGATATCTTTATGCTCCATGTTCTCGGGCCATATGCATACATTATAACCCATCATGATTGATTTGTCAATCTTCTTTACAGTCTCTGCAGAGCGAGGTTCATTGTCATAAACAATAACTAACCTAGATTTGTCAAAGTCTCTAACTGCACTAACCAGATCACCTCCAGCAGTAGCAATAGAGTTAGGCACGAACATACTATCAATCGGACCCTCGAGGACAGGTATAGTGTAGTTAGGATTAACAGTGTCCAACCCATAAACTTTAGGTACTGAATCATTAAGAACGATTGTAATGTATTTAACGGAGCTGTTCCCTCTAACGATGCGACCCTGGAAGGCATGAACGGACTTATTAGCATCCAGAAAAGGAATAAGCAACCTCGTCTCATCTCGAGCCAGAGACTCAGCTGAAAACTTGTCGGGAACCAGACTATTAGTAAAATGCTTAAAATTAGGACATGCGAAAAGCTTGGCATGGTAAACATTAGGTATCTTTCTATCAACAACGAATTTCTTTATAGCGTTATCAGGATGAAGTTGACTAACCTTCTTCAATCCCTTAAGAGGACCAGAAGTCATAAAGACTGGTTTCTTCATCTTCTCTACGAACTTCTCATAATCATCTTGCTCTGGCGTTTTCTTATCTGCCAACTTTTCTAACTGGTACTCATTATATAGGTTCTGGTCCAACATCTTAATAAAGTTAGGAATACCCATTGTTGCACCACAGTTGTGACAATGGAATAACATCTTACCTTCTTTCGAGTAGATGTATCCTCTGGCTTTATTAGAGTTGTTTTCTGAGTCTCCACAGATGGGACAACGAAAGTTGTAAAGGTTTGGACCCTTACGCTTGAACCTATCGAGTCGAGTGGAAACAATACCAATATACTTGTGAGCTAACCAATCCATGATTTATCCTCATTATGACCTCACGAATGATTATACTGGTATCATCAAAAATGTCAAATTAATTTTTTAGTAGTATCTTGGCTACATCGCCCCAGTTAGCAATAACGAATGCAGCGAGAGCGAAACCTCCACCATATACCCACATCATTTTTTCTAGATCGCTTATCTTTTTAGATAGTCTTTCATATGATTCATTTGTCTTTTCGATTATAAGCTTATCTTCTTTTTCAATAGTAGAATAAATTTCTTTTTCTCGAGCGTCAAATTCGTCTCTTCTTTTTTCCAAAATTATTTCAAAAGAATCCATATTCTTTTCTTGCTGTGTCAAACGTAGTTCGTGAACAGCAATCATTTTATTTAAATCAGCTGAAATTTCTGTTAATTTAGTTATAGCATCTTCTATTTTGGTCTGACGATTCTCGAGAATAGTTACCTGTTTGTCATCCATTTCTAGCTTTCCTATCGTTCTTTAACTCGTCTCTAAGGGATAAAGCTTTATGCCCGACTATATCTCTGAGTTTCTTTTTCTTAACAGTAGCTAGTAAAGGATCAATCTTATCAATAGCTCCAGTTCCTTGAGTCGAACTGGAATTGCCAATAATATTAGCAGGAACTAATGACTCTGTTTCTGCTATATTGGATGGTATAGGTTTTGTTTTAAAAACGTCTGGATAAGAACTATTATATTTTCTCATTATTCTTCCTGCTAATGCGTTAGCTTCGTCTTCTCTGAACTGTTTACCTTTTTTACCCATAATATTTTGCTTGAAATGTATCATTTCATGAGCTATAGTTCTCATGACATCGCCTGGATGCCTATCTGTAATTCGAACATATATTTCATCGCCAATAGAATGTCCGAAAGCTAGTTTTGAATTTTGTGATTTACCTACAAAGCGTATTTTTGGAAGTTTACTCAAACCAAGTTCTTTTGCTGCAAATTTAACAAATATTTCTAATTGTTTTACTGGCGATAACATTATACTTTCCTTAACTTTGATACTATAAAAGAATCCATTTCGATTAAATCAGTATCTATTATCTTTTCTTCGCCAACATTATAAATTCTTGGTGGTAATATTTGTAATAATA